TCTTGTTCGAGCCGGTGTATCGCGCGACGCGGAATGAGAAGTAAAATCAAGATTGCGAGATTGCAACTATCTTGAAAGTGGGATGATCACGGGTTGAAAAGTCCCGCTGTGCCTGTCGCGAGAGGAGTCGCGGAGGTCCTGGCGGGGCAAGATCACTGCGGGCCGACGATAACCGTGATGTCCTGCGTTGTGGACGCGAGGCGCTGGGCTGCACGGAGGGCCGCGAGGTCGGGCGGGAGGTTGGCCGATTCCCATGCGGCGCGGGCCTCGTCTGCGCGGCGCTTCGCCTCGGCTGCGGCCGGCGCGGCGGCTTCAGGATCCGGGACGATCGAACGGCGGTAGCGGACGGCCTTGTTCGTGGCGACGAAACCATCTTGATAGAGATGCACCATTATCATCTGCGCCTGGCCGTGCGAGTTGGTGACGCCCGACGGAAGCAGGTACTCGCCGATGCGTTCGCCGTGCCACTTGCGGCGGCCCGCGTCGGTGTCCATGTCGCGGTGGTACATGCGGTTCATGAGGCCCAGGGCGTCGCGCAGGTCGGTCTGTGTCCAGGTGTTGGTGGAGCCGTCGGCGAGGAGCGTGGTGGCGACCACCTCGTCGGCGAGAACGATGCCGCACAGGGTGGCGGACAGGATGACAACTGCTTTCTTCATGTTGATTACTCCTTTCGGATGCGGGTGTTGGGGAACGCGGACTTGCCGGTTCCGGGGATGGTGAAGCCTTTCATCTGCCAGACGCCGTTGGTGTGGACTGTTGGAGCAGGTGTGAAGTCGGCAGCCACCATGACATCGTAGTTGGTGGCGTTGGAGATCGTGTAGTCGTGAAAGTAGACGCCCTCGACGAGCAGATAATCGGCCAGCGTGAGATGCGGATCCAAACGCACCCAGTCCGTCGCATTGGTAAGGTCGACCTGGCGCACGTAGACGAGGATTTCGGCGCTGTCGGGCAGTATCTGAGACCGTTTTGAAATGGCCACGTGCGCAATATCGTTTGTGAGGTAGGAGCCAGCGTCTTTGATGTACGGGTCGTCCACAATGACGCGGCCCTTGCGGGCAAGAAGCGTACAGGCGACGGCGAGGACTAACAGGGCGGAAGATGCGCGTAACGGCAAACGGCGCACAATGCCGAGAGACCTAAAAAGCAAGCGTATGACAGCAAGGAGCGCGAACGCGGCGAGCATCGCGACGCACGCATGGAGAATAACCGTCTGAAACTCTTGTATCATTGCCTGGTCCAAATGAGGTTGTTGCCGCTGACGGACGGGACGAACTTCACGCCATCCACGTAGATCCCGGACGAGAGGTCGGTGGTGGCGTTGTTGCGGATGACGACGACGCCCTCCTGGAGAAAATTGAACTTGAAAAACATCATGGGCGGGCGGCTGCCGTCAAAAGAGATGGTGCATACCCACGATCCGGGCCCTCCCGTCCAGTCTACAGACATGTAGTTTGGATTAACGGCGCTCTCATCAGCCCAATCTCCAGACGAGAGGGACGAACGCCAGTACATGGTGGGCGCGGTGGACGAAACGACGGGCACGGGAATCGTGATCGTGCTTTCGCCGACCGTGATCCCGGCAGCGTTCGCGCCGACGAGCTGGGCGTCGGACTTCTCGATCGAGAAGACGGGCGTGCCGTCGTCGGCGGTGATGCGGAAGTAGGCGTTCGTGTCGGGGTTGAACTCGGCGGCCATGCCGTTGGAGGACAGGACCCACACCTCGCCGTAGGTGTCCACGAACTTGGCGTATTCAAGGCCGCCGGCGATGACGGTTGTGGGCGTGGAGATCCAGGTGGTGTCGGCGGGCGCTTCCGCGCCGAGGCCGGAGGTGGTGCGGGACCAAGCGCGCGGGGCGGCGCGGTCGGCAATCGCGCGGTCCGTGTACTGCCTGGCAGATGCCAGCGTCCGCGCGAGGCCGTTGGTCTCGGTCCAGACGGTGACGTACTCGTTGGACTCGTTGAGCTGCATGAGCCGGAGGGACGGCGCGTGGACCTGCGAGTTGTAGTTGGTGACCTCGACGACGACGTTTGATCCGGAGTAGAGCCGGTAGACGAGCGCGGTCTCCGCGCGGACGGTCTCCACGAGGTTGGAGACAGGCTCAACGGCGGCGGACGCGGCGGAGCGCCACACCGTCCCCGTGGCCGCAAACTCGGCGAGCGCGGCATCGGTGTAGTTGGTGGCGTCGGTGAGGTCGGGCGCGGCCGGGATGTCCTCCAGGCGGGCGAACGTGCCGTTGCCTGCAGACGGCCACTTGACCTTAACGACAGAGGAGAATGGGAAGCCGGCACGCCTGATAGAGACGCCGTCGCGCCCCAGCTCGGCATGCCCGTCGACGGCAGACGTGCCGACCTTGCCCTCCACCTTGACGGTGCCGCTCACGACGCCTCCCGTGGCCGACAGGTACGGCCCGCCGGAATCGCCGAAGCTCCAGCCGTTGGTGAGGGCGGAGAGGTTGCGCAGCTCGACGGCGGAGAAGTCCAGGACGGGCGTGGGCATGGGCAGACTGTTGGGGGCCGGGCCGGGAGACGGGAGGAACCTAATCCGCGCGTGGGCCTGGAAGTTGCTGGGCGCGCCGAGAAACACGTCGACGACATCCGCGCCGGTGTCGAACTCTGGCCGCCACGTGGCGGCTAGGACGTTGGACGCAACCGTCACGGGCGCGAGATCCCACCACAGCGCGCCCATGCCGTTAGTCTGGGCGTAGAGTCGCGCCGCGCCTTGATAGACGAGCGGCAGGCCGCCGCTTGTGAGCGTAGCCCGGAGATCGAGAGCGTCGCCGTGGTAGCGCTCGGCCTGGTACACAGTGACCTTGGGGCCGATGCGCACTTGCCACTCGGTGGGGACGGCGGCGTGGAGGCGAAAGGCGAAGGGAGAAAGGTGAATGGTGACGAGCGCAAGGGCGATTGCAGAGGTTTTGCAGGTTGGTTTCATGATGTTTTTTTTTCTCCTTTAAAGCGGGATTCCAAGCACGTCTTCGATGTAGGCTTTCCAGTCCGTGTGATCGCCAAGGTCCACGGCAAATTCGATGTCGGCAACGGTCTGCAATATTGACTGACTGCCGACATTGCCGAGTCCTGGAGGACCGAGGACAGTGATTCCGCGCGCGGACAGAACTCCTGCCGCAGCCGAAGCGACATCTGCAGCCGTAACCGTCAGCTTGCGGTTCTGTGCATCAAGCGTCGATGATACAGGCATCCAGTCGTAATACGTCGCCTGATTGTTAACGACGGTCACTATCAGCGCATAAGCCTGCAGCGAGCTCCACAAAGAGAGGGAGACCGTCGCAGGAGGAGTGGCTTCGTATGTTCCGCCAGATAGCGTAGCAGTAACCTCGTAATTGAACGGGTACCCCAAAAACACTGATCCATTCATTACGTGGAAATATATATCAGATGTCCCGATAGCGCTGCCGCCGCTCGAATATTTCGCCACGTATCCATTGTAATTGTTTATTATTGCTTGAAATTCCTCGCCAGTATATGAACTCGTGACGGTGTAGCCTGCTGAGGTTCTTACGATTGTTGCTCCAGAGGTGATACCTTTGTAATCGGTGACAAAGTGCGTAAAGAGATCGAGGTCGTCGAATATCTTGAGCACTCCGGCCCTGCGTGGCGGGGTATTAAGCGCAAAATCGTTTTCGCCGGACGTCAGCTCCGAACTTGAAAGTTCGTTGCCGTATGCTAATTTAAACGCGTCTGAAGATGACGCAGCAATGCGCACGGCCTGCTGCGGCTTATGCCGCCACGCCTTGCCGCTGCCGACATTGGCTGCCAGCCATTGGATTGTGGTAAGGAATGGGTGCCGCGAGACGTCTCGTGAAAATATGTACTTGGTGAAGGTGGCAGAAGTGTTCCACGCCGCAACCCGGCGCTCGCCGATCGCTTCAAGAAGAAACGCAGGATCGACGCCGCGAAACGCGCGGTCGTCAACGAGTGTTGACACGTAATCGCGAACCGGCATCGGCAGCGACGTGGCAGGCTGGGCGCTGTCGATCGTGACGCCTTGCGGGATCGTCACGTAATCATATTCTGTCGCGTCTGTAATCATAGCCAGTAGACCCCGATCTCGACAGTTCCGCCTCCGCCTTGTGTTTCCGTAGTCGTGACTGACACGTTTTTGCTGCCAGTGGATTGATCTACCACGGCGCCACCGATCGTCAAGGCGCCAGATACCGTGTCCGAGCCGCTAGTGTCGCCGGTGAGTGTGGTCGAGTCGCCGCCACCGCCGCCACCTCCTTCTCCGCCGCCGGCCGGGATGGTGGCGTTTTTCGTCGAAAGTACCTTGATCGTCTGCTGGTTGCCGCTGGCGTCCGTGTAGGTGAGGTTGTTGACCTGCATCTGGTCGTTCTCAGCGAGCGCGTGCGCGTTGAGCGTGATTGTCCGGTTGTAGGAGTCCACGACCTGTGCCTGCGCACCGTTGCTGGACGTGTCCAATGTTATCCGATTGCCAGAGTCCGTGTCTCCCTTGATCGTGTATTTCTTGGTGCTGCTGACCACCGTAGAGTTTGACTTGATGGGCTGGACTCCGCCCTGGTCGTCCGTCTCGTCGTCGGCGTCAGGTTCCGCGCGGTTCGGGGAGTTTGACGCGAACGCGCGCTGCCGGAAGCCGAGCAGCAGGTCGCGCATGTCCTCCGGCGAAAGGAATGCCGGCCGGCCAAAGTGAAGCTGCGCCGTGAGGTCGTAGCAGTCCACCTCGAAATTCTGAAGGTAGACGACTTGCTGGACGTTGTTCTCGGTGATCACGTCCGCGTCGCCAAGCGTCGGGAACGAATCCCCCAGGCGGATCGTCACGTCCTCCGCCATCAGCTCGCCGCCTCGCTGCGCGAGGATCGCCGCCGCGAGGCCGGCAGGGAGCGTCTCGCCGGCTGTGGACGAGCTGCCGGTCTGCCGCGTGTACGTGCGCGTGGTGGCGTTCGTGCAAACCCAATCGAGCGTCAGCACGAGCGTCTCTTCCTTGTCGGGCGTCGTGATCTTGACGGTTGCCGTCATGCGCACAACCTCGGCTTGCAGGCCAAACCGTTGAAGATCTCCCACTGTCGTGTCCGTGAGGCGCCCGTTTGTGATCGGCAGGCTGGCCGGATAGATGTTGGTGCCGCCAGGCGTCGCAAACGCGACCTTGTTTGTCGCGCTTGGATCCGCCGAAAAGCCTGCAAGAGCCGGGTGGTTCCGGATCCAGAAATTGAGGCTTTTGTAGGTGTCGCCGTCGATGGTCTCCACGTCAAGGCTTTCCCAGGTGGTGGACGTGCTGCCACGCTCCAGCGGCATGAACACGTGGAGCGTGTCGATCGAGTTGACATCTCCGGCCGTTTGGTGCGAGAAGGTGCGGAGCGTGGAGTCCACGTCATCGTCTCCCGTCACAACGTCCCACCCTTGGGTGATGATGTCCACGCCCACGACCGGGTGGGCCGTTCGCGTGTAGTTTCGCTGCGTCTTCGGGATCGAGGCGAGGTAGGCGGCCGCCGTCGGCTGGGCAGGCGGCATCGAGACGAGGAAGGTCGGCGTCGCGGTCGAATAGTCGAAGCGGCAGACAGTCTGAGGGAAGAAGCGCAGCGTGCGCATGACGGCCGCCGCGCACGTGATGTCGCGCGCCTCGTCCGGCGGCAGCTGCTGCGAGCCTGCATCGATGTTGTTCTGCGCGTAGGTGAATCCGCAAAGCGACGACGCGTAGTTTGCGATCTCGCGCACCTGCGCCGTCATGTTTTGCGGCAATCCGGCGACATCCTGGTTGAGAACAAGATGGCTGGCATACACATCGGCCAGGCCGGATGAGGTGCTGACCTTCCACTGCTGCCGGAAAACGAGCCGGGCCATGAGGCCCCAAGGCCCCTCGCACGTCACGTCCTCCACGCGGTCCGTGCCGCGCCCGTTGCGCTCCACGCGCGTGGCCACCGTCCCCCGGAATACGGTGGTGCCCTTGTACAGAACCGTCACCACGTCGTTCTTGACGAGCGTGCCAACCGGAAGAGCCGGAAGCGCAAGCGTGTCCGTGTCGTTTGACGCGAATCGCAAACGCGCGCCGGCGCCGGGGAAAAACTCCTCGGCCGTGCCTGTCCCGCGCTTCCGCAGGAACGTGAAGGGCTTTCCTTCTCGCGCGACCACGTCGCTCTGTTCGCTCACTGCGCTCATTGCACTTTAATCTGCAGGTGTTTCGTCGTTCGTCGCGTTCTGACGCTTCACCGCGGCGTCAACCTCGCGCTCGACCTTCTTGAGGTCGGCGTTGAGGCCCTTCAGAGTCGCCGCCAGCGTCGCGAGCGTCGACTGCAGCTGCGCCCGGCTCTGGCCGGCCTCAGTCGTCTCGCGCGCCACGTCCGCCTCGAGTGCGGAACGCTGCGCCTGCACGCCGGTGCCGTTGCGGCGGTGGCCGGCCGAATTGAAGCTGTCGAGCGCCTGCTGGGCCAGCACGGCGTCCTGCTGCTCCTTCGCGTCGTCGGAGACGGCGGCCTGCTTCTGCGCCTCCACCTGCGCGATCTGCCGCTTGATGGCCGCCATGCGCCCCGGCCCCTGGGCGAGCGTTACCTCGTCCGCCGCGACCTGCGCGTTCTTCCTCGCGAGCGACCGGTCGGCGGCGGTCACGCCTTCGCGGCCCGTCAGCTGCGCCGTCTCGGCCTTCACGTTCGCCACGTCAATGCCGCCGCCGAGCGCGTTGGCCTTCTCCTCCGCGTTCGCGGCATCCCGGCGGAGCTGTTCCGCCTTCTTGATCTTCTCGGCCTTCTGCTCTTCCAGCTGTTTGATCTCCGCTTCCAGGTTCTTCGCCTCCTCGGCGGCAGCCTTGCGCCTTGCGTCGCCGGCCTCGGTCTCCACGTCGCCGACCTTCCCCCATTCCAGGGTGCCGATGCGCTTGAGGTTCTGCCCGAACTGCGACCAGAACCCCGTGGCGTCGTCCTTGTTGTACGATGCCGCAGCCTGGCCGGCTTGCTGAAGCCTTCTCCGCGTGGCGGCGATCACGCTGTCGTCCTCGCCGGTGGACGCCTCGATGGCTGCGGCCTCCTTGCGCTTGGCGTCCGCCTCGCGCGCCAGCTTGCCCTGCGCGATCCCCACGTCGTCCTTCTGCCGTTGCGCCGCCGTCTCTCCGCGTCTCGCGGCGTAGCGTGCTTTGATGGCCGCACGCTGCTCCTCAGCCGCCGGGTCGCTGGCGTCCACGGCCGCAAGCTCCTGCTGCTCGGCGAGGGCGAGCTGCGCGTCTTCCAGGTCGCGGGCGTTCTTGACGTTGATATCCAGCATTTCGTTCGCGTGCTGCGCGGCGGCGGCTGACGCCTGGATCGCCTCGCCGAGCTCCTTGTAGCTCTTCGCGAGGTCGTCAAGCTCCTTCTTGTGCGCCGCCTGGTCCTTGGCCTTCGCAAACTCCTCGGCCTCCTTCTTGGCCGCGCCGAAGCTCGACCGGATCTTCTCGATCGCGGCGACGACGCCGGCGAACGCCGTGGCGATGCCGAGTCCGGTCAGCGCCCGCTGGAACAGCCCGGCCGCGCGCGTCACCTTGCCGAGCGACGCGCTCATGCTCTGGCCGGCGGCCGCGCCATCCTTGCCCATCTCGCGGGCCTTCTTCCTGATCTGCTCCAGCTGCTTTTCGGTCTGGACGCCGCCCGAGAGGTCGGCCTCCAGCCCCACATTTATCGTCGTGTCGTAGTTGTCGGCCATCGCGCTACCCCTCTATCGTGTACTGCGTGGCGACGGCGACGCCGACCTGCGCGCTTTCGCGCGAGGTGATCACGCACTTCGCGAAGATCGTGACGGCGGAGCCGCCCTCGGTGGCGGTGAGCGCGCCCTCGCGCGGCTCGCTGCCGAAGCCCGCGAGCGCGAACGCGGCTGCGTGCGCGGGCGTGTCGAATATCCTCACGACGCCGAACGAGAGCACGCCCGAGTCGCATTTCACCCACTCGCCGTGGACGCGGTCCGCGCCCACGTACTCGCGCAGGGCCGCGCCCGGCTTCTCCGCGCGGCGCACGTTCTGCGGCCCCATGGGGCTGGGCGGAGTGTTGCTCGTGCCCGTGTTGCGCGTGTCGCCCGCGCAGAGGACGCACGGCGTGGAGTCGGGTCCGTATGGCGTAAGGGTGATCCTCATCGCAGCGTTCCTTTCCTCGCCTTGGCCACCACCTTCTGGATGTGCTTCCAGATCGCGTTCCAGCCGGTCTCCGCGATCTCGCCCTGCGACGGCAGGAGAGACGGGTCGCGCCGCTGCACAACGCCGCCAACGAGCGTGTAGAGGAGCGTCAGCGTCGTCTTGTCGTCGCCTTTCGTGCCCATGAGCCAGTTAGTGCCCTTCGGGCAGAATACCTTCCACCCCAGGGCGCGGACCTCCGCGACGGTGCGCCCGTAGGCGATGGCCGCGCGCGGCAGCGTGAGCGCTTTCTTGCCCGGCCCCGGACGGATCTGGATGTCGTTCCACGCGCGGTCGATTCCGGGAATCGGAATGCGCACCTCCGCGCCGGACTGGTCGGCGCTCGTGGTGATCGCCGCCGCGCCTTTCTCGTAGTGGCCCGTGGGGCGCGCGCCGAGCATGTGGGCCGTCGTGTGCTTCGTGCGCATGTACGAGCGGATGTGCCGCTGCACGGCGTTCATCACCGCGCGGCCCGCCACGGAGTAGACCTCGGCTCGCGACTCCGGCTTGAGGACGCCCATCACGGCGTCCACCACGTAGTTGCTCTCGAATGTCACGTTAAGCCGCATTGCAACACCTATGCAAGGTCCTTGAAAACGTCTCCGAAGCCGAGACGGTCCACCGCGTCCGCGATCTCCGCCTCGCTCGGCGAGAGGTCCGGCGGCTGCGGCGCGGGGGCCGTCTCGCCCGGCGCGATTAGGCCGAGTTCCACCGCCTCGTCGCGGGAAACGTCCGCCCAGGCGAGGCCGCTTCCGTAGGCGAAGGGGGGAAACGGGTTGCCGAGCGTGTCGCGGTAGCCGCCCGCGCCGTCGCCGAGCGCCTGCCAGATGGGCGACGCCTTGAGCGCCACCATCCGCCAGTCCGGGAAGCCGCCAACGTCCTTGGCCGCGCCCTGCCAGCCCACGGCGTCGCCCGCCGCCTGCCAGCGCTCGGCCCAGTCCTGGCGCGGTCGGCCCTTGCCGACGAAGCGCGTCAGCTCCACGGCGGGCCACTCCTCAAGCGTGGCGGGCGTCTCGGCGGCGATGTTCGCCGCGCTCGCGGCCATCTGGCGCTGCGTGTCGACGATGAGATTCAGGCGGCGGATGCTCGCCGGGTTCGAGATGCCGCCCTCGTCGAGCGGCGAGTGGCCCATCCGCGCGAGGCTCGCGAGCAGGCGCTCGCGCGCAGTCGCCTGGTTGATCGCGCCCGCCGTCACGTCCGCGCACACGTCCCGGATGACGGCGAGATGGCGCAGATCCTCCATGCGCGCCGAGAATATGGACCTGCGCAGGATGTCGGCGGCGACCTGCTCGCGGACCTCGTCGCTTCCGAGGTCCGTGGGCAGGAGTGCCTTGATCCTTATGATCTCTGCGGGGTCCATCATTGGCAAGACTCTTATGGCGGGATTACGACGAGGACGCCGGGTTCATCGCCACGGAGAATACTGCGCCGGGCGTGCCTTGCGAGAACGCGCGGTGCGCCTGGAACATCACCTCGCCCGCGCGGAGCGTGGTGTTGCCCCACTGGAGCGGGCCGCGCATCACCGTGGCGTTATTGAGCGTGACGGTGAGGCCGTTCTCGCCCGCGATGACAAGATCGCTCGCGCCTGTCAGCGACGTGCCGCGGTCCTTTGCGATCGGCAAGGCCGCCAGCAGCTGCGCCTCGGTGAGGCCGAGGGGCGTGCACGTGGCCGTGCACGAGACGCCCGCCACCGTGTAGTCGATCGTCCCCAGCAGGTCGGTCGTGACCGGCTCCAGCTGGAGCTCGGGCGTGACGGTCCAGCCGTCGAGAGTGTCGAGGATGGGGAGGCTACCGAACGTGGCGGCATACTGCACGCCGACGATGCCGGAAGGATCCGGGCCGCCGGAGGCGTAGGTGGCGGCGGCGGTGGTGAAGAAGGAATTGCTGTCGCTCGGCTTCTTGCCGAGGCCGAGCAGGGCCGTGAACACGGCCTCGCCGAACGCGGTCTTCACGGGCGAGAGTGTGAGCGGCGGCATCTGCGTGAGCGCGGCGTTGACGAACGTCACCTTCGTGCCGGCCACGGAGTGGATCGTGAGCGGGACGTCGGCGTCAGGGAACACCCTCGCGCCGATGGTGGGGGTGCCGTAGGGGTAGAGGAGCGCGAGCAGGTCGGCGGAGAGCTGGCCGCAGGGCGTCAGCCTGACGGTGCCCACCTGGTCGGTCTTGATCTGGTCGAGCGTTCCGCTCACGGAGGACGGGATGTCCTGCGTGGAGCTTTCGACGTCGGCCGTGATGCCGGTGGCGTCGAAGATCGTCTGCGCGTCCTGCCCGGATCCGAAGATCAGCGTGCCGGGGCCGCGGAGGATGTTTGTGCGGTTGATTGCCATGGTGTTCTCCTGTTGTTAGATTGTCTGTGTCGGCGGATCGCCGCGCAGCTGGTGCTGGCAGCGGAACGTGACGCCGACGATCAGCCCCTCGCCGTCCTCCTGGGGCTGCGGAACGATTCCCTGCCCGTCCAGCACCAGCACGTCGCAGAGAGGGTCGGCCGGCACGGGCTTCGTCAGGTTGAGGATCCATGCGATCCGCTCCGCCGCCTGAAGCGCGTGGAGATGGCCAGCCTGGGCTCGGTTCGTCATGGGATTCTCGGCCACAACCACCTGCATCGTCACGTTGCCGACGGCGTTCTTCGCCGCGCTGGACGCCGGCGAGAAGCGGGGCAGCTGCACGAGCGCGCAGATGCCGACCTCCGCCACGGCGGCGTTGACCTTCGCGAAGGCGTCGCCAAGATCTTCAGGCACGGCCTCGACGCCCGCGTCCGCGAGGATCGCGTCCGCGTTGATCGTCTCCACCGTGTATTTCTGGATGTCGAGCAGTTCCATAACGCCTAAAATCCCTCGAGAGTGAAGGGCGTGACGCGCTGGGGCGAGCTGGAAATCAGCTGGGCGGCGCTGTGGCCGGTGTCCTGCGTCTCGGGCTCGTCCCAGCCTTCGGGCGTCACCTCGCCCTTCGAGATGCGGTCGAAGAGCGCGATGGCCTGGTCGCGGGCGCGCCGGCGGTCCTCGGTGGTCGCGCGGCTCACCCGCTTGAGGATGTCGAAGGCCATGTAGTCGCAGGCGGGCGAGATGAGCGAGACCGGCAGCGTGGCCGGATCCGGACTCATGCGCACGCGCCCGTTCGAGCGCACGGCGAGCCGCACGTACGCGGTGGTGCGCTCGATGAGCGTCGCGAGCAGGTCCGTGTTCGGTCCGCCGCTGCGCTGGTAGGCGTCGATCTCCGCCTGGGAGGTCGTCGCCGCCACGTCGTTTGCCGTCATCTTCCGCCAGTTGGCCATGGCTACCTCGTGAAGATCACTGTGACCGGGTCGCCCGTCACCAGGAAGCGCGCGGGCGAGACGATCCAGCGGTTCACGCCGTTCGTCTCCGCGTAGCCGCCGGAGAGGGAGAACAGGTCGTTCGTGTAGGCCACCGTGCCGGACAGCTCCAGCAGATTGTTCGTCACCGTCGCCACCGTCGGGCGGTTCACCATCACCGGCCAGCTGTTCGTCCAGACGGTGAAGTAGTTGGTGGCGACCACGCCCGAGTTGGTGACGACCGTGTAGAGGCCCGTGACATCGAGCGTCGCGTTCGTCCCTACGACCACGTTCGTGGAAAGCACGTAGTAATCGTTCGTGACGCTCGTGACGCTCTGCACGGTCTCGTACAGGGGCAGCTCGTACACGGCCTTCACCGTGCACGAGGCCCCTGCGTTGGTGGAGACGAGCACGGCCGCGTCGAGACGCGCGCCGTCCGCGATGTCGGGGGCCGAGAGCCCCGGACCGAGGCGCACCGCCCCGCCTGCGGCGCAGAGGCACCACAGGCAGCAGGCGAGCGCGAGCATCAGATGTGCGAATCTTCTCATGGCCGTGCCCGTCCCTTCTTTCAGCCAGCCGTCACGGTGAGCTTGCGGATGCCGAGGCTCGACGTGATCGCGATGAGCGAGCAGTGCGAGACGGTCACGTAGATGAGGTGGCTCGACTTGTCGTTGATCCACACCGCCCACTCCTGGCCGCCGATGTCCGGCGACGTGAAGCGCTTGATGTTGGACGGGTCCTCGTTCGTCGCGCCGTCGTGCGCGTTGAACGCGAGCGCCACGTTCGTCCCGAGGATCGGGTTCTTGGCCGTGGCCACGCCGTTTCCGTAGCGCTCGCGCGAGACGTAGAGGCGGTCGATCGCCAGCCAGTCGGCAAGCGCCTGCGGTGTCATGGCGTAGCCCGCGAAGGACGCCGCCGTGTTCTTCCCGCCATAAGCCAGGTTGCGCTGTATCCAGACGTTCGCCGGCATGACGATCCGGTTCGGATCGAAGCCGGCGGAGTTGCCGCCCGCGAGCAGCATGTTGGAGAGGTCCATGTCGGGCTGGGAGCCGCTCGCGCCGCCCCACGTCACAGCCGTGTTCGTGGCGGCGGCGTTGAGCGCCTTCACGGCGCGGAGGATTTCCGCGCGCATGAGGATGCGCTTCAGCCACGCGACCTTCTTGTTGATGAGCTGCGGGTCGGCGTTGACCCGGCGGCGGTCGATGACCGTCGTGAGGCCCTTGGAGATCGTCGCGCCGGTCTCCTTCGTGCCGTGCGACGTGATCACCTTGAACTCGCCCTCGAGCGCGCGCTCGTCGCTGCCGTCCTCAATGGCGGCAAAGGCGGCCGGGTTGTTGTCCACGAAGTACTGGAACATGTCGGTCGTGGGGACCTTCGGCGCCAGAACCTCGAGAAGCTCCTCCAGGCGTCCGTCCTCGCTGCGCCAGCCGACCGCGTAGTCGGTCATCGGCTCGGAGAAGAACGTCTGCGACATGAGCTCGGAGTTCGCCAGGCCGACCTGGCCCGGATCGAGATTGCGGCCGGCGGGAAGTATCCCGAGCGGCGCGAGAGAATAGCTGATCTTCTGCATTTTGTTTCTTCCTTTGATTTCGTTTGCTTACAGCGAGACGGGCAGGCGATGCGCCAGCTCGATGAGGTCGCCGCTCTGCGCGGCGGCGTTGAGTGCCACGCCGATCGTCAGGCCGCTGTCGGCGGAGGTGCCGATCGGCGAGACGTTCGCTCCGACGGCGACCGCGCCGCCTGCGGAGACGAGCGTCGTGCCCGCATAGCTGCCGAGGATACCGACGGCAACCTGGTCGCCGGCGGCGCACTCGGTTTCGGTAACGCCGATCGCGAGGTCGGTCGCGGCGGTGGTGGGCGTGACCGTCGGCGCGCCGTTGGCGTCCGTCGATCCCGTGAACTTCACGATCTGGCCCTTGACGCAGGCAGCGGCAGCCGTGAAGGTAATGATCCCGTGGGGATGTTTTCCGTTCATTTTTTTACTCCTTGTTTTTGGGCTGTGGCCTACTTGGCCTCCTTGCCGAAAAGGGCGGGGTCGCGGCGCTCTGCGCGCTGCCAAGCCGTGTCGTAATCGACCTTCTCGCTCGTCATGATCTCGTTGACCATGGCCTTGCGCTTCTCGCTGTCGGTCTGCTCGCCGCACTCGTTCGCGAGGCCCTTGGAGGCGTCGCGCGTGGGCAGCGGCTTCTCGTTCGCGAGAGCGGCGTAGGCGGGAGCGCCCTCGTTCACGAGGCGCGTCTTCCAGGTCGCGCGGGCGGACTCGCCGATGCGCTTCTCGCGCACGGCGGCGTCGATCGCCGCGTCGGCGCGGGACGCCTTCTCGTTCGCGAGCGCGTCGGCTGTCGCCTTGTGCGCCTTCTTCTCGTTCTCGAGCTCGACTTCGAGCTTCTCCTTGTCGGCCTTCTCGAGATCGCGCGCGGCTTCCGCCTGGCGCTCCTTCTCGAGGGCGATGTCGCGTTCCTGCTTCGCGGCTGCGGCCGCGCGGATCGCGTCCATGAGGTCCTTCGCCTCTGCTTCGGGCGGAAGACCAAAGAGCTTCTTCAGCTCCTCGATGTCCAGTTCCATTGTTTCTCCTTGTTTTGCTGTGTCCTCCGCCTCGTTGGCGAGGCGAAATTCCGGTATGTTGGGGTTGTTGACGAGGCCGATGGAGGCGATCTCGTCGACGATGTACGTGCCGCCCTCGCGGCTGTTCGCGAGCCAGTAGGGCGAGAACCAGCGGAAGCCGCGGCCGGGGTCGCGGTCCCATTCGACGGTGAGTGCCAGGCCGGGCACAGCCCGGCCATCAGGACTTTCGTTCACGAGCTCGATGCGCGTGATCCAGCCGAGCGCGCCCTTGTCGGGGTACTTCGCGGCGAGCGCGGGCACGTCTGGATGGCCCTGGTAGACGGGGATTCCCGGCTCGCCCTTTTCCACGCGGGCGTTGAGCTCGTTCGCGATCTTCTCGCCGTGCGCGCGGTCAAGCCGCTGGCGCGACTGGCCGTCGTAGTTCCATTCGCCGAACGGGATGAAGATGGGCTTGCCGCTCTCCGCGAGCGGATGGGCAGTGTTAAAGAGTGGTGTCTTCATTGCGCGGTTTCCTCTCCGTGTGGTATAATTTGCTCATGGAAAACTCTGTGCTCGACTGGCTTACTCTCGCCCTTGCCGCCATGGGCTTTGCGCTTGGCGTCGTCAATTACCTGACGGACCTCTTCCGCCGGCGGCCACGCGCAGTCGTAGCTGTTCGGAACCGTTATACCCCGGCGCGCGTCCACATAGGTCTTGGAGTTGCCGTCGAGAACAAGGGCGAAGTCCCGTTCACAGTGAGCAAGGTCTTCTTCGAGCTTCGCGGCGGAAAGAACCACCTCTACGCCTCCTTCGAGCGCGGGGACGTATTGCCAAAAGTCCTCCATCCCGGCGAGCATTGCGAAGTGGTATTCGCGCGCGGGAGCTACCTTGACGACGCCGGCGTCTCCGACGTTGTACGCATAGCCGTCTCTACACCCGCTGGCACGGAATTTCATTCTAAGAAGCTCGCGCGCCGTTTCGTCGAGGCCCCGCTGCAGTGGGCCGGGAAGGAAACGTGTCCGCGAACGATCGAGCTGCCCGTCTCCTAGATGCTCTCGCAGCCACAGGAACGCGTGGATCGCGAACAGCGCCAGCGCGACGATCCATCCGATGAGATTGAATGTGCTGAAGTCCATTTTCACGCTTGCCTTTCGTCAGATGGTTGTGGTAAACTGTTCGCACTGGCCCGCAACAGCACCGGAAGTACGAAACTGAGGCACGGTGCCGTAGGTATGCAATGGTAGATTAGAAAAGTACCGCATATCATCCGCCTTTCTTCCCCTGGAGCTTCGGCGCCGGGGGATAATTCTTTATGGCCGCCAGTTTCGTGCTGTCCGGCTTCGGTTCATACATCGTGATGATTCGCCGCTGGCCCTGCATGAGCGGAACTACAACGGCGTATGCGGTATCCGTTACGAGAATTGTCGCCCTGGGATCCTTCAGGTCTGTTTTTGCTTCTCCGCGCGCTATCACATCCGGCAGCTTCTTGGCATCCGGTCCGTGCTTTGCGAGAATATGGCTGATGCCGTGGCCATGCGCGAATGGAACTGGCTTGGAATCGGGATCGCCTTTGGTACCCCAATCGAAGCGAATCCAACCCGTCTCCTCCCGGAACATGGCCTTGTCGATGTAGCCGCCCTGCATACGCTCCATCGCTTCAAGTGCGTTCGCGCCGCGCTTGAAGTTCTTTTGCGAATCGGAAACGAGGGTTGATTCGTCGGTAGAGCCGTAGCGGTCGTGATGCGGTTTTGTTTCCGGTTCGCGCGGCGTGCCGTGCGTGGGGCAGTGCGCGGGATCCTTCGCGCGGCATTCGCTATTCGCCAGCCCTGCGTCCGACGGAGCGGACGCGGCAGAACCGCCACGCGCGGCCTCCCACGCCTGGCCGTAACGCTCCGCCATGGCCTCGGCAAGCACCGTTGCCGATTCGGGATCTTCCGGCAGATAGCTCGCAAGATTCGCCGAGAGCGACGCCGCAAAGCTCGCAGCCTCCGCGTCCTTCCCGGCGTCGATCAATTCAAGAAGCTTCTGCACCTGCTCGGCCAGCGGTTTGGCGTCTTCGGAGACCGCCTCCGCAAAGGCGCGAAAAACGCCCTCTGACGCGCCCGCGCCGGAAGCGGCTCGTTGTCCGTCCGCGCCGCGCGGCGCGTTTTGCAAGCGGTTTGCAAGAGGATTTCGGGGGTGCGGAAGCGGGCGCTCGTTGGGAAGGCCGCCAAAGGACGGGGGCTGCCCGTTCCCGCCCCCCTGAGCGGGCGGTTCGAGGGCGTCTGAATCGTCTGCGGCCTCGGCGCGGCCGTAGCGCTGGAGCATGTCGCGCTTCGAGAGGCGGATGCCGAATAGGGCGAGGTGATTGTCGATCTTCGTGTTCGACTCCACGTCGGGCTTCGACACCGGCTCGATCCAGATATAGGCGAGCGGTTCGTCGTCGCCGCATTCGTAGCGGATGACCAGCCGGTCGACCTGCTCGTGCAGCGCTTCGGAGATCTCCGCGCACTGGTCGGCCTCCAGCATGTCGCTCTCCTCGCCCTGAAGCGACGCGCCCAGTCCTTCGCCCTTTGAGATGGTGGAGAGGTCCGCGCCACGGTAGAGCGCTGCGATCGCGCGGTCCATGCGCTCCACGAGCTGCGGCATGGGCGGCGTGCCGGTGTTGAGGCTGACGGGCGTGATGTCCGTGTCCTTGTCCACCGCGCCCACCCATGCCCGGCTCCAGCGGTTGAGCATCTCGCAGAGGTTGTTCCAGGCTTCCGTGCCCGGCGCGGCGGACGTCTTGCCGAGGAGGCCTGGCGTGGCCGCGCGCTCGCTGAAGAGCATCCAGTCCTGAAGCGACATGCGCTTCGCGCAGCACGCGAGCGCCACCGCCGGGCCGATCGGCGTGGCGGAGTTGACGAGCCAGCCGCCGTCCCACAGCGGCACGCCGTACCAGTCCGTCACGTGCTCGCGGAAGCGCAGCTCGCCGGTGAGGTTCTCGAAGTGCCACATCGGGATCTGGATGAACTCGGCGCGGAGCGTCCCGCCGTCCGTGTGCCAGAGGATGTTGTGCGCGCTCCAGCCGTGGGTGCGCGCCGACATCATCTGCTTCTTCAAAAGCCTGATTCCGCCGCGCTCGGCTCGGTTGAACGCGCTCGTGCAGCGGATGGTCGCCCAGAAACGCTGAAGGGTCTCGCGGTGGAGCTGCGCGCGCGGGTCGTCCTCGTGGCCCTCCTCGATGAGGACCGTGTGCTCGCAGCGCGCCACGCTCGCGTCGCGCTTCATCCGGCCAGTCGCGGCCACGTCGTCCTGGCGTTCGTAGGCGTCGACGATCTTTGCGAGCTGCGCGATGTTTCCGGAGTGATAGGCCGTGACGGCGGACACGAGCGTATCGGGATTCGCGCCCCAGAGCGCGTTGCCCTTCATCAGCTGCTCCATCGCCACGGTCTGGCGATTGAGAGCGGGCCCGCGCTTGAACCAGGGGATTATGTTGCCGAACAAGCCCATCAGTGCCTCCCTCTGAAGTAAGAGCCCTCGATCGCGCCGACATCCGGCGCCCACGCGGCGGGCCGTCCTTTTTTGGTCCGCGCCTCATGGCAAAGCGCGCCGGCCCAGAAACGGTCGCTGTGGCCGTCGGCGTCGCGTTCGCCGTCAAATCGGATGTTGCCGGATATGGTCGTCGTTTTTTTGATCTTGCGGAAGTCGCCTTCGGTCTTCGGTTCGCCGGGCGTCCTGAAGTTGGCGTCTTCCATCGAGTTCTTCAGACCGAAGGCCATGTGTTCCTTCACTTCCGCCGTGAAGCGCACCGGCTCCACCTTTGAGCCGTAGTCAGCTTGCGCGTTTTCCGACATCTGCTCGCCGATGCCGGTCATGTCGATGCAGCACCGCACAAAGTTCGGCAGGTCAAGGAACTCTTCGCGCAGTACCTTCTCCTGGCGCCGGAACGGGACCTTGTTCAAAAACGCAACCTTGCGCGTAAAGCACACGCCGCCCGTTTCTTCGCCCAGCCACATGACCGTGAGGTCTTTGTGTCGGCCAATGTCAACGCCGAGGAAAAGCGGACCGTTCCCGATGGGGTCATCCGCCACCCAGTACGTGACGCCTTGCCCGGCGAGCTTGTTGAGTTCGATTTTAACGTGCGACTCGTTTTCGGCGTGGCCTTTTACGGCGCACTTGGTCAGGAGATCGTAGGAGATAAAGGCCGTCTCGTCGTTTGACGGCACGCACATATACTCCTGGTTGAAGTAGTCATCGTCTACGCAGCCGCGCTTGATGTAGTCGAAGTACGCCTGCTCGTCCATCTCCTGGCGTTCGTCGTCTTTCGGCAGCTTCTGTTGCAGCTTGTAGAGGAATCCCTGATTGAGCGCGTCTTCGAGTGTCACGCGGTGGAAGCTGAAGCCTTTTGGATTGCCGTCTTCCTGAATCTCCTTCAGCAGCACGGAGAAATACTGCTGGCTTCCGCGCGGCGTCGAGAATATCTCAAGCTGTCCGCCCCACGTAATACCAGGATAGGCGATGTTGTAGAGCTGCTTGAAATCCTTGTGCAATCCCGCCTCGTCAAGTATGCGGTCTCCGCGCTTGCCCGCCTGCGCGTCCGGGTTGGATGATAGCGAATGGATCCGCAGCCCGTTTGCCATTTGCAGCACAAACGCGCTGTTTCCCTTGTCGTCAATCACGCGCTCGCCGAGATCTTCCGCGCCGACATTCAGGAGATTTGCAAAAGCCTTGCAGTCGTCGAGGAATAGCTTTGCCTGAATCTCGTCGCGGCTGGAAATCCAGGCGTCGAGCTGGGCGTCCTTCATGGCCTTGCGCCGGTCGATCGAATACGCGCTTGCCCACGACCAACCGATCTGGCGGCTTTTGACAGCCAGCTTCATACGCGAACGGTCCTTCACCCACCGCGTCTGATACGGCAGGAGAAGCGTGCTCGGCGGTATGACCTTCGCGCGTCCCATGGTTACAAGAGCCCTGCGGCCTCCTCAATCTTCTTGAGCGTTTCCGGCGTAAGTCCGCCGCCGCTTGCCTTTGCGGATTTCACGGCAGCTTGCACCGCCGCGAGCCGCTTCTCCGCCGCCTCGAACTTCTCGCGGGCGAGCTTCAGCTGCTCGTCGGCGGTCCGCTGCCGGGCGGCGTCGAGCTTCAGCTTCTCCTCTGCGAGCGCCGCCGCGTGGAACTTCGCCGCGCCGGCGGCGAGGATCGCCGCCGCCTTCTGCGATGCGGCGTCGGAGGCAGTGGCCGCGTCCAGCGCCTTGGCGGTGAGGTAGTCCGCCGCGAGCCGCGCGTCCACGTTCGCCGCCACGACGCCCTCGGCTATGCGCTTCGCCGCCTCCACGGAGAACTTCACGCCCTCCGCCTCGGCTATCCTCATGCGCTGCAGGAACCTGTACCAGCCCGCGCGGCTGGGCGCGACGATGCCCTGCAGCGAAAGGTACGGCAGCACGTCGCGGTCGAAGTCGCGCAGCCATGGCCGGGACGGAGCCCGGCCCTCCCGCTCCTCCTCCGTGAGCGGCTTCGTGTAGGCGTAGAGCTGCCGGCGGGTCTCCTCCGGCAAGTCCTCGCCCCAGGCGTTCGCGTGTGTCTTGTGCGTCGTCATGCCAACTACCAACTACCAACTACCAACAAACCAACTACCAACTCACATCCCCTCCAGCGCGGTCATGCCGCGCTCGGTGATCGTCCAGCGCTGGTCGTGCCAGACGGGCTCCAGGTAGTAGCTGATCCAGCCGCGATCCTTCATCATCTGGAAGGCGGCCTCGCGCTGCTCGTCGGTGGTGGGCGCGCCGGCGGCCAGGTCGATCTGGTTAAGGAGGGCGGTTTTCTTGAGGCCCGTGCCGCCGGCGGCCCGAAGGGTCTCGAGCGCGGTCTTGATCACGAATTTGTCGGTTGCGTCCATTTCACTTGCTCCTGAATAGCTTGTCCTTTATGGCGCCGAGGTCCTCGCGGATGCCCTCGAGGATTCCCTCGAGGCGGGAGGTGAGCTTGTCGTTCGCGTTGAGGCGGGCGAACATGTTCTCGTGGTCGCGGGCGTTGTCGTCCACGTGCTTGTTGAACTCGCCGCGCGTCACGAACTTGTCGAGCTTGTCGACGGGGAGCGGGGTGGGCGTGATCTCGGTCTTCTGCCGGCGGGCGCGCAGCCAGGCGAAGATCTCCTTCGCCACGAGCGCGAGCGTCGTGCCGCCGAGGGTGAGGGAAAGTCCGTCCTGCAGTTCCATCCGCTAGCTCCTTTGTCCCGTTGCCGACGCGGGAGCGTCGGCGGCAAGACCTTCATCCGGCGGGGGGATGGGCTGCGCGGGGATCACGCAGCAGCCGCGCCGGTCAGCCTCCGCCTCCAGCTCCTCGAGCCGCTTGTCGTATTCTTCCTGGGTCACGGTCGATCCTCCAATCCGGTAGGGGCGGCCGAAGCCGCCTGCTCCGATGCGTTTACCGCCGTTGATGCGGCGTTCGTGGATGCTGGTGCGGCGGTGACGTTCACCGAGCCCGGCGCGGCGGACGAAGGCTCCCGCGCAGATGCCGCCGAGGAGCTGGAGGGATTGTAGGCCGCCGCGGCGATCTGCGCCAACTGCACGAACGCGGTGGTGTAGGTCTGCATCGTGCGGTTGAACTCCTCGCTGGGCGAGGACTTCATCCCCTCGGCCTCGAACACGAACTGGCCATCACCCGTCATGCCGCCTTTGATGCCGGTGGATTCGGTCTTCAGCCAGTGGTCGTTTTCGTAGATGCGGTAGGAGACTTCGCCCTTGTCGTTTTTCTCGTACTCGATCTTCTTCATGCTGCAGCCGACCGCGAAAGCGGCCAGCGCGATTAGCATCAGTTTTTTCATGTTTTTCCCTTTCTGTTGACAAACCTTTCGTGCGCCTCGAGCCAGGCCTTCCAGCCGAAGCAATCCGCGTTGACGAGAAGAAAGAGGACTTCCGCCGCCGCATCTGCGGCGATGCGGCGCTGGGGGTCGTTCGGGTAGGCGCGTTCCGCGAGGATGTGGCAGTTGGTCCGGAACTCGTCGTTGGCGGCGAGGAACTTCTCGCGGGAGCCGTCGGAAACGTCGTTGCGCAGGTCGTGCGGCAGGGCTGCGGGCTCGAACAGACCGAGGTGCTTCGTCACCAGGGCGCGCGCCCACGCGGGCAGGAACTCCGGCCCGATGCCGTTGTAGCCCTCGCAGCAGCGTTTGGCGCCAAGCGACTCAAGCCAATCCGCGCCCCGGAGACCGGCGGCCTTGGCCTTCTCGATCAGCTCGGCGACGTGCGCCATGTTTTCCTCGTTCGCTTCCATAAATCTCGTTGGCGGACGGCAACCCGGTGCCGCTGTCGGCGCCGCCGCGCCGTTTAAACCATCAACCAATCAAGCAGGAGATGATGCCCGCAAGACGCCGCCAATTATAGGCGAGCGCACGAGCAATTTCAAACGCCGCAATGGCTAAAATGGCTAGAATGAATAAAATGACTAAAATGATTCAAGTTGATAAAATGGCTGAAATGAATAAAATGGCTAAAATGATTGAAATGACAGAATCAACTTGACCCGCCACACGCCCGAAACCGAGAATCAATTTGATTCAAATTTCCAACGGTTGGAAATTTCAATCAACTTGAATACGCCTTTCGCGCGGCATAATGGCAGATAGCCACGCGCACGCGCACAGCCGCGCACCCGCGCGAGGCGTTTTGGAAGTTATGCGCGAGGCGTCGCGCACCGTGCGCACCCCGTCGCGGGGATCGATTTCAACACAGAGGCACAGAGTCACAGAGACACAGAGTTTTATGGCGATGGTGCAACGCCCCGGTTCAAGAAGCCTCTGTGCCTTCGTGCCTCTGTGCCTCTGTGTTTTAAAAAAAACAAGCCCCCTGCAAGCGGCTTGCAAGGGGCTTTCATTTGCCTGGCAATTGCCGGGCTTGCGCTTGCTAGTAATTTTTTAGTAGAGTGATGATTGCCTGTTTCAGATCGGCGACCTTGTCTTCTGGGGGCGCTGCTGTAGAAATCCCCAAAAGCCAATCCGTTGACACGCCACATGCTAGGGCTATCGCCGCAACGGCGCTCGCGCTCGGTTCACTGCTACCACGCTCCCAAGTGCTGTAGGTCACTTGTTTTACGCCGATTTTCTCTGCAAAAGCAGCCTGGGATTCCTCGCCTCTAAGCTGCCGCAACTTCACCGATAAAATTTTTTTCATTTTCTACTAACTTCCTGTTGACGCCCTAATAAGATTTTAGTAAACTGTCCGCCGTCCCCGTCAAAAGGACGCGGACATTATAGCACAACCAACCCAACAACAGAAGGAACGAATGATGAAGAGCAAGAAACGCATAACCGTGAAAACCATTAATCCCCTTGGCAATGCCGAATTGAGGCATCGTTGCCCAGAATACGCGGAGTGGTTCTGTAACCCCGATGGCCTCTGCTTGATCCTAGCCGATGGCTTCAATTGCTCGCTGCCGGATAACGGATTCGGCGTGTACGCATACGACGTGGAGTGCTTGGATCGGGTCAAGAGGGTGCTCGACTGCGGACCCGGCATCGTGCTGACGGCCATCGCGCCGCTATATCTGCAAGGAGCGTCCACCATCGAGGAACTCGAGCGCAGGGCGCGGCTTTGCATTGAGATCAAGCCTGAATGACGGCGGCGGCGGCGGAGGATAATCGAAATGCCCAAGCGTGAACAAATCGTAATACGGCGCAAGCCCCGCATGACGGGGCTTTCCGCCGCCGCGGCGCGTCTCGGCGTTAGCCGGACGCAGCTGCGCGAGGTGATCAACGGCAATCGGAAGTCGAAGCGGCTGATGGCGCGCCTCGCCAAGGCCGGCGTGAAAGTGGAGGTGGCGTGATGGTCTCGCTGCTGATACCGCTGATGATCGCCGGCGGGTTCGACGGCGTCGAACCTCTCCGCGACTCCGCAACTCCGCGTGAGATATTGGCCGCACAGCCGCGCCAGACGGCGTGCCGCAAGGCAAGGCTGGAGAAGATCGAGCAGGTGCGCGTGGTGTATCGCGGCCTCACCCAGGCGGCGCGCGCGCTTGGCTGCTCGCGGGCGCATCTGAGCTATGTGCTCCACGGCAAGCGCAAGGCGAGCGAAAGGCTGGCGGCGAAGTTGAAGCGCATGGGCGTGGAGGTGGCGTGATGGAACAGATACTTGACTCGGAGACACTTTCTGTGATAATTGGAGCCATATTCGGCCTGTTGTTGTTGTGTCTGTTCCAGGCGCTTCTCGCCATAATCCGAGCTGCGAAAGCACTAGATCGTATCGCGGACGTGATGCAGGAACAGAAGGAGGTGGAGGGATGAAGAAAGACCTGGCGTGGCACTTTGACTTCCGATCGGACCGCATTGTCCTCCCGGCAGAGATGTTCCGGCGGCGGCGCAAAAAAGCAAATGGCATTTTGCACAAGCGGCTGAATGCTAAGGTGATTATCGAGCATGGCACGACGAAAGTGGAGGTGAAGTGATGGTCAATCTGTACGAAAAGCACCGGTGGCACCTCGACCCTAACCGGCCGCCCATGACGCCGCCCGAAGTCACCACGCTGTCGCAGACGATTGGCGGCCTCAAGCGAAGCAAGACGACAATCGCGAACGCCAGGCTGACTCTTTCGCGCTACGAGGATAAGGCCGATAAGAAGAGCAATTCAGGGGCGATGCTCAACTCCGGGCTGAAACAACTGTCTATGGCTGTGTATTGGCTCGAACAGGCAATCGATGCGCTTGAATCTGCCCGCAACTACGCGAAGGAGGGGAAGTGATGAGCGAGTTTCTGAAAGACGGGCTGATTGCGGTCCCGTGGATGATCATGGGCCTTGTCGTCGGCTTTGATCTGGGGCGTACGTTCGAGCGCTCAGTAAGGGCCTCTGCGCGGACGCGGAGCGTTAATGACGACGCCACCGAACCTGTTCCTGGCGATGCGTCTGCGCTCGCGCCAGGCGCGGAACCTGTGAAGCGCCCATTTGCCGAGAGCGGTGACAACCGCAGCGGCAACGGAGCCGACAATGGAGATGACGATGGCTTCCACGCCGACATTGTACCACAAAAGCAGGAGGCCGGAAAATGACGGGCGAAAATCTAGCGGCGCTAGTCGGCGCATACATCGGCAGCTGCGCGGGCATGATCATAGGCTGGTTCGCGCGCGATGTGCTGCGGAGCCTCCGCGCGCTCCGCCGCCGTCTCGCCCGCCTGGGCACAACCCGCACCGTGGACGGCAAAGAGTTCGGGGAGGTGGAGTGATGATCGGCGTACTGCTGGCGTTGCAGTTGTTGGCCCTGGCGCTACTTGTAGCCAGGCGCGGGGCCGATGCGGCCGGGCGGAAACTGAACGTCGAGCTTCGCGATGGCCGCAAGCACCTTCGCCTCGCCTGCGGGGCAATCGTCAGAAAACTCGACGCGCTGGACATAGATCTCCTGCTTCGCCGCTGTCTCACACCAAATCTCGGCGGACTCCGGAAAGGTGACGTCGTCGTGTTCTGTTACCACGATTGCGTCCACTGTGATCATGTCGCCGGGTGCGATCAGGCGTTTGTCGTCCGCCGGATAGGAGTACGTCCCGAGATTGACGGCGGTGGGCCGTCCGTTCCGAACGAAGAACCTGCCGAAACGTACTGGGTGTCGCCCGGCGTTGACGATGCGGATCACGTACCAATAGCGATAGGTCCCGTCGCCAGGGCGTTTCTTGTCCACGACAAAGACCAGATGAGGATCGTCGTCCCGCCAATGCTTGCGGTAGTGGAACACGGCGACCACGGCGGAGATGCCGGTCGCGACGGTGGCGAGGCAGGAGACCGTGGCAAGGATTGCTTGGTAAGTTTCCATGCCGGCAAGTATATCAAATAACTTCCAACCAACCAACAACCAACAGGAGAAAACAAATGAAAATGAAAAGAGTCGTACTCAATCGTAACGGGCAAGTCAGCACCCATGGCCGCGAGACATCCGATCTCAAGGCCGGTCGCTTCCAAATCGGCGAGCATGTCATGCTCGGCATCACCGGCGACTGCTGCTACCATCGGAAGGGCTACGAGGAGTTCAAGGTCATCGAAGTCAAGCCCTGCGACCGCTTCGGCGGCGGCCGCGAGACCGTCACGTTCCAGCGCGTGCCGAAGCACCCGGGCGAGGGGAGGGCGGAGTGATGGACGTTACGCCGAACGAAGCCAAAATCGCGATTGAAGCCAAAATGCCAGCCACGTGCGATGAGCTGCGCCGCCGCATCGGTCTTTGGATCGAATTCGCCCAGAATGACGATGCGGCACGGCACATTGTCCAGGCCGACGGATCCATGGCCGACGATCTCTTTGTGCTGCTCCAACTGGTATATGTGTTCCTGCAACTCGCGGGCATGTACGCCGGATCAACGTCCAACATGATCCTCGCCTGTGCTCGCAAGCATATACTGCGGACGCTCGCGGACGCGCTCAAAGAACAGCAAGCCTAACCAAACCAACCAACTACCAACAAGGAGCGATGCAACAATGAACGAATGGTGCGTGCAATTCAGGCAGTGGTTCAACGACCACGCGAGCCAGTGCAAGGTGTACGTGAGCGGCTCGACCGTGGACGACGCGCTCGCGGAGTTCAACGCGATCGGCTACGTGAACGCCACGGTCAACGGCATCTGGCGTTGCCGGCGCGAGCGCGGCGATCTCTGCCACGAGGATTAAGTGATGAATGAGGACCTCAAGAAGCTCTTTATCAAAGAGGTGCACGAGGCGGCGCGCGCACGGTACGCCGTGGAGGTGTTCGCGGACATGGTGCGCGCCATGGCCCTTGCGCTCGAATCGCCGCTCACGCTCGGCGAGCGCCGCAAGACGATAGAGGCGGAATACGCCCAGATCAAGGGCCGCTACACCGAGGACGTGTTCGTCCACTTCCCGATCGCGCTGGCGATGGTGCAGATGGCGCTTGAGAAGCGCCGCGAGGATTTCCTGGGGCACGCGCTCGAAGAGCTTGGCGCGGCGAACACGCGCAACGGGCAGTTCCTGACGCCGGTGTGCGTCTCGCGGATGATGGCGGCGGTCAACTGTCGCGGGCTCGACTATACGCCCGGAAAGATCATCATGCTCTCGGATCCTTCGTGCGGCTCGTCAGTGCTGCTCATCGAGGGGGCGGAAGCCATGCTTGCGGACGGCATAAGACAGGCCGACATACTTGTCCTCGCGGGCGACATCGACGGGCGCGCGTGCGACATCAGCTATATCCAGCTGTCGCTCCTCGGCTACGCGGCGGTGGTGCAGCACATGGACGCGCTCTCCCAGCGGCGCATTTCGCCGGACCGCTTCACGCCCGGCTACTACCTGCACTGCATGCCCATGAGGAGGGTTGCGGCATGAGCGGCATCTGGGAACTTCTCAAGCGACGCATCATCGGCGCGCACATGATCTCCCTTTCCGGGCGCACGGTGGACGGCTGCGACCAATTCAGAACAAGCGTGGACTGCATGGAGCAGCTTCGCGGAACGCGCGAGGAATGCGAGCGCAAGTGGCGCCAATGGGTGCGCGTGCTGAATAAGATCGCCCGCGAGCGCGGCGATCTCTGCCACGAGGATTAAGTGTCTTGCGGCGGCCGCTTGCGGCCGCCACCAACCAACCAAACCAACAACCAAACAAGGAGAAAACAAATGAACACAGCAAGCAAGGAATGGGCGGAGCGGGTAGCGGCCCGCAACGCCATCGAGACGGCGAAGGCCACCAAGCGGCCAGAGCTCGTGCAGACGGAATTCCTCTGGAACGAGGACGCCGCCGCCGAACTTTCGCGCGCCAGCCAGCCGGAAGGGGGTGCCAAGTGAGCAAGACAAAGGAAGAGACCATGCAGCAGTGGAAGGAATATCTCGCTGAATCTGCGCGCACCGCCGTGGAGGCGCTATCCGCCATCACGCCAATCGACCAGCCGGCGCCGTCCATCGACGAGGCCAGCAAAATCCTCGGCCACGCGATGCTCCAGATTCGCGAGCTGGTGCGCCCGGAGCCGAAGACCGTTGCGTTCCTGGAAGAGGCGGCGTGGTATCGGATGAAGGGCGCGGAGAAGCCGGCGGGCGAGCACCACACGCCGAACCCGGCGCTCGACTTCGTGCTGGCAAATCCGCCGATGGTCGACATCCAGCCAGCCGACGAGCCGCTCGACCCGAACGCGCCGAAGCTGGTGCCGGGGGAGCAGCCGTGGAAGGCCATCGAATCCGACAGCTGCGGCATAATCCGGCACAACGGCATCGTGCGTGCGTGGGCCATTCGCGAGAATGCAGGTGTTGAGGTGTTCGCCAAGCAGCACTTCGTGGACGGAAAGCCGTCCGCCTGCTGGTTGTTCACCGGCACCGTTGACTGCGAGAAGGTCATCATCGGCTCAATCTTTGGTGGGAGGAATAAAGCGAATCAAATCGTCCGGTTCATCCGAAATGGGCTGCTGGCTTCGCGGCTTCGCCTGAAGCACAAGCGGATGAACAGGCAGGCGAAGGCCGCGGCCGCCGCACCAAGCACCAAGCACGAAGCACCAAGCACCGAAGAGGAGGCCGCCCAATGAACGCCGACACGATCTTCTTCTCCGCGTGGCTCGCCTTCGTGGTGGCCGTGTTCGCCGATTTCGCATGGCGCGAGCTGAAGGGGGGCGCCAAGTGAGCGCGCAGTCGATTCTGCGGGAATGCGGCTTCGCGTCCGCCGACGAGGTGCGGCGGGTCGCGGAGCGCAACCGGGCGCCCAAGCCGCCTGAGCGCGACTACACCGGCTACCGCTTCGTGCGGGTCGTCGGCAAGGCTGACGGGGAGGTGGCCCGATGAAGCCGCCCGCCACGTGCGCCGAGCTGGTGCGGCGATTGAAGTCAATCGCCGTGCCGCTCCACGGCCAGTCCCACCACGACGTCCGCCTCGCCGCCGCAACGCTCGAGGCGATCGACAACTCGCACTGGATCGCGAACAGCGCGATCGACATAGTGCGGCACAACGACAGGTCGCTTTACCACACCGAACCGGAGGGCACGCGATGATGCCGAGCGTGGGAGATCTGATGGCTGCCGCGATAGCGGCGGCAGGGCAGAACATTCTGCGGCTCGGCGGGCGCTGGGCTTGCGAGACGGACTACCTCGCCGCCTGCGGCGCGACCTTTCCCGACGTGCCTCTCGCCGAGCTGGCGGCGTTCAACCGGCGCACGCTTCGCGAGGACATGGACGAGGAACAGGAAATGCGCCGATATGCCGCGATCGCGAGTTTCTTCAGGAGGGACGCATGAGAGACTGGGCGAAGCAAAAGCGCCGCATGGCGGCCGATCCCGAATATGCCGCCAGGGAACGCGCGGCGGCCGTGCGGCGAACGATGGCGTGGAAAAAGCGGCACCCGGAACGCTACCAAAAACTTCTGCGCGAACAGGCCGCAAAGCGGAAGGAGCGCAGGAAGACGGACGCGGAGTATCTCGCCAACTTCCGCGCGAAGCGGCGCGAGTATTATGCCTCGCACCGGGAGGAGATATGCAGGAAGTGGCGCGAGATGTACAGGGCCAACGAAGGCTACCGCCTGCGCAAGAAAGCCAGCCACGCGCGCGACTACGAACGGCTCCTCCCGAAGCTGGAGACCGACGCGAAGCTCTACGCGGCTTGGCGGGCGAAGCGCCGGATTCAGCGGGCGCGGAAGGCCGTCGCCGAAGGCCGCCTATATCGTCCGCTCTTCTGCCTGCGCATCCCAGACTGGGCGACGAAGGGCCAGCGCGTCCTGGATGCGCGCTCGCAGTGGCTCGCCTGCAACCTCACCGACGCGCAGCGCGCCTACGCCCGCGAGCTGGCGATCGAGCGCAAGGAACGGAGGGCCGCAAGATGACCCGCAAGTGCCCTGTCTGCGGCGAGGATTTCACGCCCAATCCGTCGCGGCCGATGCAGCGGTTCTGCTCGCGCGCCTGCAAGTACCACGACGGCTCCGCCCGCCAGTGGCAGCGCCGGAAGGCGGAGATCGAAAAGACGCGGCCCGTGCGCCAGCGCAAGCGGGCGGATAGATCGCCGCGCCCCTGCGAGCTCTGCGGCACGGTCTTCACGCCCCCTCCCACGCACCCGCACGTGCGCTTCTGCTCGAAGCGGTGCGCGAACCGGGCGAAGGTGGCCGCGTTCACGCCGCGCGTCTGCGCGTGGTGCGGGAAGTCGTTCAAGCCGCGCGCAGGGAAACAGCGCTTCTGCTCGCGGCGGTGCCGCGAGAACGCGAAGGCCTATGCCGCGCGGGGGAAGGCCGAGGCACCAATCCGCGACTCCCTCGCGCGCGTGCGCGCCTACCTTGCCCTCCCGCCCGCCGAGCGCTACGCCAGGCGCGGCGAGCTCACCAAGGCCGAGCACGCGCTCGCGCAGAAGATCTACATGGAGAACCACTCCATCCGAACCGTCGCCACGAACGACCTCATGCACTAGCCACAGCCATGAACGCCACCACCCAAGCCATCATCGAACGGCTGCGCAAGGCCGGCAAGCCGATCCTGCAAGCGGCCGACATCGCCGCTGCATACGGCCTCCAGTCGTCCAACCCCATACTCGCCGACATCAAGACCGGCAAGGTCGCCGCGAACAAACGGCCTGGCGGCCAGTACGTCATTTCCCTCGAAGCCGCCGAAGCCTACGTCGCGGCCAACGAATACCAGCCAGAAGAAGGAACCATGGAGAAATGAAGAAGAAAGCCACAGAACAAGAGCGCACAGTAGCTACCGTGAAGGCGCAGATATCGCCCCGCGTCCCGTGCGTCCAATCAGATGCGGACGGATACTGCACGGGACCGTGCGAAGGCGCGATTTGCTGCACTTGCCCATCCTACAAGCCGCGAGCCACGAACCACGAACCGCCAGCCGAGCCCAGCGCGATCACCGTGCGCGCGTGCGACGAAATCACGTTCCCGCCCGGCGTGGAGACGCTCGGCGAGAAGGCCAACTTCCTGCACGCCTACTCCATCGAAGCGTCGAAGCGCTCCACGGGCGCGGCCATCCTCGCCGGGTGGGTCCTTTCCGTGGCACGTTCAACCTGCGCGCACGGGCAGTGGATGCAGTGGCTGGCAAATAACGTGGACTTTGGCAAATCCACCGCTGCGAACTACCTCACCTTGTACGCGCAGACGGTTGGCGCGCGGCGCGCGGAGATGCGGCGTCCGATCCCGCTGACGACGCCGCCGACGGCGGACGAACTTGAGGCGGCGGCGCACGACGTGGACGGCAAGGCGCTGTCGGCGCTCTATAAATCGACGCGCCTGATCGCGGCGTCCGCGAACTGGGGCGGCGCGGGCCGAGGCCAGGGGCGCAAGCCGCGCGACGCCGAGGCGGAGGCGGCGGAGCTGGACGCGATCGCGAACAATCCGGCGCTCCTGTTCGCGGCGGTGAAGGGTCCGCTCGACGAGCTGTGGCGTCTCCACCGCGAGCGCGACGTGTTCGCGCGCCTGGGCGACGAGGAGCTGAAGGATGTCGTCTCGGTCCTCAAGACGCTCAGCGACGCCGCGACCAAGGCCCTCGTGTCCAAGACGATCTAACCATTTAACTATTTAACCATTTAATTAACTCCCATGCAGCAGTCCCTCGTCATCTCCAAGGTCGAAATCGACTCTCTCCTGAAGCTCCTCCCCTCCGAGGAGGCGCAGCGCACGCTCTCGCTGATCGACGCGCTGAAGGTGTTCGACCGCTCGTCCGACAAGAAGCGGTGCGCCGTGGAGATCGCGGCGCGCCTCGCGCCGCTCGGCTACAAGGGCCTTTCCCTCAAGAGCCTCTACCGCAAGCTGGACCAGTTCCGCGCGGTGGGCGTGTGGGCGTGCGTGGACCGGCGCGTGGCGCGGCGCGTCACGGCGCAGGGCCTCGCGGTGAACGGCGCGCTGGTGGAGGAGTGGCACGCGCGCGTGCTGTCGAACCGCCGCAAGATCAAGCCCGCGTGGCGCGGCCTGCTGAAGGACCTCGCGGCAGGCGTCGCGATTCCCGGCGTGGGCACGTGGCACGACCTCTACCAGTCGGTGTACGGGTATCGTCCGGCGGAGGGCGAGCCGTGTCCGTGGAGCGAGCGCAACCCGCCGCCGGGATGGTCGCTGCGGAACCTGATGAGCCTGAAGCCGGAGAAGTTCGCGCTCAAGGCGGCGCAGGTGGGCATGGGCGCGGCGAAGATCGACTTCCTGCCCGCCGTGCGGCTCACGCGCGTGGGGCTGCTGCCGTGCCAGGTGGTGGAGGTGGACGACATGTGGTACGAGCACATGGTGGTGTTCGGCGGCAACGCGAAGCCGCAGCGCGTGGTGGAGTTCGCCCTGATGGACCGCCTGACCGGGCACGTGGTCGGCCACCTCGCGAAGCCGGTGGTGGAGGCGGAGGACGGGACGCGCAAGACGCTCAAAAGCGCGTGGGTGCGGTATTTATATCACTACTTGCTTTGCGTGGTGGGCGTTCCGGCGGGCGGGTGCGTGATCAAGGGCGAGCACGGCACGGCGGCCCAGGACGAGACGTTCGCGTCCGCGCTCGCGGCGATCAACGCGGTGCGCGAGGGTGCCGGGAAGAAGCCGGTCGTGTTCCGGGCGGGCTCGATCGTCACGGAGCCTGTCGCGAAGGGCCTCCCGGACGTGCAGCACCACGGCAACCCGCGCCACAAGGGGATGATCGAGCAGATGCATGCGACGCTGAAGAACTACGCCGACGCGCTGATCTTCGGCAACGTGGGCGGCGGGCGCGGGATCCAGCCGGAGGAGACGGTCGGCATGGTGCGCGAGGATTCCGCGCTCGTGGCGATGGCGGCCAGTCAGGTCGGGGCGGCGGGCTTCAGCCCGCAGAACCTCCGCTACAACTTCCCCACCTGGGGCGAGTTCGCGCGGGCGGCCGACGAGGCGCACCGGCAAATGGACGAGCGCACGGACCACGCGCTGGAAGGTTGGGAGGAATGCGGCTTCATGGTCGGCGAGCTGAAAGTCGCCGGGATGCCGCACTGGACGGCGATCCCGCGCATGGCGTCGCTCCCGGCGGAGCGCGCGGCGCAGGTGCGCGCGCTCATGGCGGCCGGCGCGGCGGAGTACCGCGAGCGTCGGATGAGCCCCGCCGAGGCGTGGGCGAGCGCGACCAGGGACCACGCGCTCGAGACCGTCTCGCCCGGCTTCGCGCCGATGATCCTGGGCAAGGAGCTGGCGCACGTCGGCACGGTGGGCGACAAGCTCACGGTCACGGTGCGCGACGCGGAGACCGGCGAGCGGTACGTCGTGAGCGCCGTGATCGACGGCAAGCCGCTTGCGCGCGGCGCGCGCGTGCAGGTGTGGGTCAACCCGATGGACAGCGGCAAGGCGTATGTAGCCGACGAGCAGGGGCGTTTCCTGGGCGTTGCAAGCACCTTGCAGACCGTCCGCGCGGACGCTTCGGCGGATGTGCCGGAGCTCCAGCGGCAGCTCGGCATGAGGTCCGCCGCGCTGGCGGAGGGCCGCCGGCGCCTCGCGCCGGTCGTTCGCCGCCGCCTCGCCGCCCGCAACGCCGTCGCCGCGCACAACCTCGCCGCCCTGGGCATGGAGGATCCCGTCGACATCGCCGAGACGGACGCCGCAGCCAGGCGCGAGGTCGCCGCCGGGGACGCGGCGGACGTGTCGTTCGACGAGGAGCCCGCCGGCGGCGTGGAGGACGCGGCGGACGTGTCGTTCGACGAGGAGCCGGCCGCCGCGCCCGCCGACATTATCTGCTAGCAGATTTCCGACAACCAACCAAACAAGGAGACAACAAGATGATAAGGCCAGAAAAGGCGGCGGACCTCTTTTCCGCCAAGCCCGACCAGGGCATGAACCGCAGCGCGGACCAGGTGCGCGCCACGTGCCGCGTCTACGTGGACGCCGGGCGCCTGCCCGACGAGGGGCTGGAGAGCATCATCCGGCTCTTCAACCTCGGCCGCTCGCGCGGCTACTCGTTCGACCAGACGGGCGCGCTGGTGGACTATTCCGGCGCCACGATCTCCCGCCTGTTCGCGGGGAAGTACGA